AATGAATGGTGTGGGTATCACCTAAACTACCCAGCAATTAACATAAAAACGAGGATAAAAATATGTATGACAAAAAAACTTTTAAAGTAACTATGGGTAGTGATGAGGATAACTGGCTGATTACTATTAATCATTACACTAACGAGGAATATTTAACTGAAAATGGCTCTCTTATTAATTTTAGAACAGAGGAAGAGGCTAAAAGTTTTGTTAAAAAATTGAACGATATTGTAAATAGTACAAATCATAAAAACAGATAAACAAATAAAGAGTCATAGCAATATGGCTCTTTTTTTTTATTCATTGATTATATCAACATCTTCTTCATCAAGGTACAAAGTTGTGCAACGACAGTTGATTACATTACTAGCACCACCATTAGAATCACCTGTATATTTCATATATCTTATTTGTGGCTCACTATTTTTGACTGGTGTGAGAACTTCAAAATCATCTTCTACTGCAACATTTTTTCTATTCATAGCACTGTGCCAACTTCTAGTCCTTAAATCTAAAGCACTTAACCATATCTTTCTTGGTCGCCTTAAAGCTAAATTACCAGCAATTTTGTTATTACCATAATTGTATGCTTGGTGAGTTTCTGTCCTAGCAATGACCTTAGACCTTTGTTTGCTAAATGCAGTAGACTTAGCGATCTGTTCAGCAGTATCATTTTGACCAAAACCCTCGCTGATCGAATAGGCTATTGCTTGTTGTATTTGTTTTCTTGTAGTTTCTGTTATGTAAGTCACATTCTGAGCTGTATGGGTTGTGACATAATCATAAGTAGCCTGTGCTACTTCATCTTCTGCTTTTTGTAATAATCTTGATGATTTAATAGTTGTTGATGAGGCATCAATAATTGTTCTAGTATTTATCTCTAATAGCTTATATAAGTCTTGCCAGTAATCCTCGTAGTATTTATTGGGTATTTCTCCGAGTTCTGCATAGTTTTTGAAAGCATATCTTTTATATTTATTAGAAAATTTATCGAGTTTAGTTATTAAGACCCTAGTCAATCTGATTAATAATCTCAATGATTGCCTATACTCTTTTCTTAAATTTACTTTTATTTTAGCCATTCAAGAGTTTCCTGTAAGAGTTCAGTCTGAGTACCAAATGTTTCTGTAAACCATAAAGGATTCTGATGATAAGACTCCTTAGAATTTCTATGATGGTGAGGGCATAAAGGTATGACCTCAAAATTAGAGGCTCTTTTTCCCATTGTACCTTTTTTGATGTGATGAAGTTCTGCTGGTGTATCATAATGACCAAGTTTTCTACAAGCGATACAACCTAATTCTGCAACTTTTTGCATATGTTTCTTCTCAGCCAGTGTTTTTGACTTCATTATAACTTTCTTAAAGTTTTAAACCTGTGTCCGACTATTGTATCTGTTGGCTCATCTCCACGATAAACCTTAATTAAACAAGCTGGATTATCTTCTGTAGCATTTAAAGTAAAACTTGTTTCAGGTACAGACAGTTTACCTGATCTGACAATCTTTGTAATCTTACCTTTTGCTCTGCCACCTGATGAATCCCAAGAAACCATATCGCCTACTTTTAAAGCATCTGCCTCTGCTTTGCTTTCTCTTTCTTTCATTATTTGATTTCTTTTAGATGTAGACCAGCTAAATCCAGCATCACCACCCCATAACAACCATGCTATTTTACCAGCACTTGGGTAGCCATCTGTTCCTGAGTTAAATCCACGACCTTGCTTGTCTACTTCATGTCTGCTAAAGAAACTATACATTCTTAACACAGTATCAGGAGATAATCTTTCCTTGCTTACTAGTTGATTGGCTCTAGCAACACCTATAGAAGTTCCACCTCTGCCATATTCTTTTCTCAACTCTAGTCCTCTTTTAGCATTGTTAGACATAGTAGTTGTTGGAACTAAATCTAAATCGCTTAGTGCTTTGCCATCTGCTAACAAAGATTCATATTCTTCGTGAGTTTCACAAGGCATATAAACTGTTTGACCATCTTCTGTGTGTGAATGTATACCAGCACAACCTATTTCTTCGGCTCTTTCTTGTGCCTCTTCTTCGGTAGTAAAGGTATCTACATCAACTGCCTCTTTTTTACCATAAGCCAACTCATAATCTTTTTCGTTGCCCTCTGCATCAACAGGTTGGTCATTATCCTGAACACTAGAGGCATCTACTTCGCCAATAGGGAATAAATTACTTGGGATATACAACTCATCAGCACCCTCTATTTCTTCAAGTCCTAACTTCTCTCTTGCCTCGTTACGAGTCATAATGCCATTTTGTACTGCTTGTGAAACATTTGCATATATTTGTTTGGTCTTTTCTGCCATTGCTGGAATACTTGATAAGTCATACTCGATTCTTATATCGCCATCATAAAGTGGAGATAAGAACTCATTTAAGTCAGATTCCACCCTAGATAGTAAAGGTATGACTGTTTCTTCATACAATCCAAGTTTTGCTGTTTCCATATTGCTATAAGTATTAGCCTCAGGTATGCCGATCAACTGAGCTGGTACACCGAAACAAAGAGCAATCTCCCTTGCTGATAAGTTTAGCAGTTCTAAGAAGTCCATATCTTTAGGATTTAATCCTAATTGTGTATATTCAAAATTACCCTCTAACAACATGGGTCTACCTGAGTTTGAACTACCCTGAAACCTCATTTCTAAATCTTCTAACAGTCTAGCTCGTTGGTCATCTGTTAAAGTAGCCGACATTCCTGTTTCGTCTTTTGGCTCAAACTTTAACATACCACTTGGAGTACAACCATTTTTTAATAAAGCGACATTGTGCAAACCAGCAAGATTATGTTGGTCAATGTTATAAGCACTTGCTAATATTGGACTTAATCCATAGAAGTCATCTAAAGGATTCCATAATTTAATTTGTTTTAATTGAGAACGACCTGTGTCTTGATCGACAGGATATTCTTTGACTATTTGACCATCTACCACATAGCAATAATAATCAGGAATCATTGATGAGCTTGATTTTATTTTTATCCTATCAGGTCTTAATAAATATAATTCTCTTGGTGGTGTATCGTTTTCTGTATCTCTCAAAAGATACGAGTTTCCTGAAATAAGTAAGTAAGAGTATAATGAGGCAAAGTATTCTCCACCACTTTGCAAGGGATTGGGTCTTGCTAGTAAAGATATCAACTCATGGTTTTCTAATTCAATATCGCCATCAAATACTTTTATTTTTACTGCACTGGCTGAATCTGATATTAGTTTTACACATCTGTGAACGATTGCATTGTCTTGATAACCCTCTTTAGCATACTCTTTGTATTTTCTAGTAGACTTACCCATGTATGCTTCTAGCCTGTTTATCATGACTGTTGGCGACTCTTTTTTCTGAATACTACCTTTAAAAAATTTGTCGAATATACCCATTATTACTCCTAACTAATTTTAAACACTGCCTGACCACTATTTTGCAGTGAGGTTATAGCCCATACCAAAGCATCAACCCTATCATCATGATATTGTACCCCATTTCCTGTAAATTGGCACATTTGTTCCTCTAAATCCTTGAACACTCCTACATGGTGAACTCTGTTTTGTTCGTAAAGTGCCGATATTGGCTCGGCTCTAACTATTTTTCCTCTACTGGCTCTTACACTTGTATAAGGAATTGATTGGTTTTGTGTTCTCAATAATCTTTCAATCAAGTCGCCACCATTATTCACCTCTGCTACAATCCTATCACATTCATACTGTTTATAAAGTGATATAGCTTTTTTAACCCATTCATCAGGCGAACTAATTTGACTGGCATCATGCAATATGTAGTAATGATTATTGACATCACGACCAGCGACTATCATACCTGTTTCATCTGAGTTCTGATTACTTGTGACGGCTGGGTCGATAGCGACAACAATTCTTTGTAAATCGTTCGGATATTCGATCAATCTATTTTCTTCTATGTTTTTATAATTAAATAATGCACCCTCTACATCTTCTAATATTTCTGCATAAAGTTCTTGCCTACCAATACGAGTACCCTCATATCGTTCTCTTAGCATTTCTATAGATGATTCTGCAAGATTGTCAATGTTCTCAAATGTCGAGCCTGTGATTAGCTTTGTATCACTTCGTTTAGCTAAAGACCTGATTATCTTAGTTGGTCTTGGAGTAGTAGTAATAATACACTTAGGATTATGACCTAATCTCAATGCCATCATTAAGTTATCAAAGGTTTCGGTGTATCTCCATGAGGCTAACTCATCACACCATGCTCTGTGAAACTGTACTCCACGAAGTCTATCAGGCTCTATTGCTGGAAATCCGATTATCTTTGAGCCATTATAAAAATGTATCTCGCTATCTGATTTGTTATAACCAGTATTGCTAAGTAATCTTCTATCAATTATGTTTATAAAACCTGAGTCACCTGAGAACACAACTCGTTTCAGATCGCCATAAGTTGGTGCTACTACACCACAAACCACATTATCATTTCTTAAACAGTATTCAACAATGTCGTATGCACCAGTTAAGGTTTTTCCCCAGCCACGACCAGCCAAGAAAAGATGTATATTAAATTCATCACTATCTTCTACAAGTTGTGTTGGTCTTGCTTTGTCGTACCACTCAATGAGTAGATTCGTTGCTATCTGCTTTTGTGAGCTTAGATTGTCGAACTGATTTGACCAACTGCTCGAATCGTTCTTTTTCATCTGATACATTGTTTATCTCCACGACATCAGTTTCTTTCCAACCAGCCTGAGTTTTCAGCCAAAAAATACAAGCACCGAGTGATTGTTTTGTATCACCTGTTGCAATACTAAATAATTTGCTTGTAATAGTAGCAGTAGCCTGTGCTTTACCAACCTTTAATTCTTCGCTGTAGTATTTATTCAGGGTTGGTCTAGTTATACCAGCGATCAGACAGATTTGCTCATGAGTAATACCCATACCTGATAATTTACTTACCATTCTTGTCAATTCTTCGGTTTTTTTTACAATTTTAGGCATATATTCCTTTTATAGTGTAAAAATAAACAAAAATCAAGCCAAATGAGGTGAAATAAAGCTATACTTTAAGTATAAACAAGGTATACTGTAGGTATAGGTTAATAAAACGATCTATAAATTTAACGAAAAAACGAGGAAAATATGGAAAACAGATATACAAACATTAAACATTTAGGTAAAGGCATTATCGCTTTTGATACTGTCAAAAATATTTGGTTAATAACAATGAATGACATAGGTTATAGACCAACTTGTGCATGGTTAAAAACATGTCAGTTTAGAGGAAGAGTTCACTATCATTTGATGGGTGACAGTAGAAGAGAAGTATTAGAAAAATTTGCTAATACTTTATAATAAAACTAACCAAACCAAAAGAAGAGTAGCCAAGTGGTTGCTCTTTTTTTTTATTTCTTCCTACACATCAATCCTCTTTTGAGAAACTCTTTGAAAAGATTATCCTGTATATCATAACTATCCACCTGAATGACCAGCTCATACTTGGTTTCTTTAGGCTCTGTGTCTGTGCTAATCTCTTTCTCTAAATCTGCAAAATGCAGTTCTTTAGAGTCAAAACCCCATTCTTTCAAATCCTTGACATCAAAGTTGTTAGCTAAATCCTCGATATTCCACTGACCTACATTCTTGTTGAGTCTTATATTCAACTCTTTTTCTTGATCTATAGATAAATCCAGCTCAATGCAAGGCACATAATGATGACCCAACTCTTTACAAATGGCTAATCTCTGATGACCACCAATGACAACATTCATTCTTTCTTTGTTCACATTGACTATGATTGGGTCTACTACACCGAACTTATGTATGCTTTCTTTGATATTCTTGTGTTGTTTTACAGTCAATTCTCTTGGATTGTATTCTGCTGGTATCAAGTCATCTATTTCTTTTTCAATTATCTGCATATGTCACCCAAACCTATTCTCTACTAAAGAATCATAACACTTAGTATCGTTGTTCCAGCGAAGAGTAGTTTCACCAATATTACCTTGAACATCTACTTCTCTGACTTTAGCCACCCTGACCTTAGTTTGACCTCTTTCAAAATCTCTAGTGACAATGACACCAATATCTGCTTTATTGTTCCAGTGACTACTGCCACTGACATCATAAAGGCTCTTCACCTCGAACAAGCCATCTGCATTTCTGATCTGCTTGGTAGGGTGAGCAACCATAAAAGTAATCGTGTTAGTTTCCCTGTTAAATCTCTTGATTTTGGAGATAAGCACCGATATGTGTTCATCTTCTCTTAAATTGGCTCTAGCTGGGTTAATTTCGTTGTATGGGTCTGTGACAATGCCATCAACAGCATACTTATCAACACAAAACCTTGCTCTGTCTAAAATCCAATCAATATCAGGTGAATCACCCTGTTTATCTACGAAGAAAAAATGGTCGTTAATAAACTCCACTGCCTCTTGTACTTCATCAATCGTACATCTGTTCTCAAACATACTGTCGAATGGTTTATGAACATACTTTTCCACAAGTCTTTTTAAGTTTACTGCTAAAGAGTGTTCAGGTGAAAAAATCATAAACTTAAAATTATGTTCTTTTGCAGTTCTCATGATTATATCAAATGTTAAGCTGGACTTCCCACAATTAGGAGTACCAGTCATCAGTATAAAACTTGGTTTAACTAATTTCATGATAGGGTCTAAGTCTTTGAATCCTGTCGAGTATCTCTTACAAGTTTTGCCCTCATACAGTTCCCACAAACCATCATATAAACTTTTGGCAGTATGAATACCATCAATTTTTTCATTCATTGTTTTCTAATCCTCATTGTTAAAATATAATACTATACTTAAAATATTAATATGTAAAGTATTACCCAGCAATAAAGTTTTTATTTCTACCTTTTTGCCTAACAAATTTATTGTTGTTAGTTATATTAGTATTAGTAGTCATATTGACTACATCATTTTTCGGACATTGAATTACATAATTATTATTCTTTCTTATTCCTTTCCCTGTCTTAAAAATTTTGATCTTATTGGTTTTAACTAATTTTTTGATATATCTTTGAATACTACTCTCCGAGCAACAGCAGATCGTAGCCAAGTGGCTAAGACTCGGATAACATTTGTTGTCATCATCTGCATAATTACAAAGCATAAGCAATAGCAATTTACTGCCACCACACTCTGTTTTTTGCTTAGTCGCCCAAGATAGTGCCTGAAAACTCATTAATAGAAATCGTTAGGTTGCACTTCTTGATTGGTAAATTCTGTAATCTTATCCATGTTTTTCTTGGTCGGAATCTTCTGACCATACTTCCAAGAATTGACTGTAACCTCAGGAACATCTAACATTTTAGCTACTTTACTTACACTAAGTGATTGTTTTTCAAGGTATTCTTTTAAATTCATATACTTTATATCTCCATGTTTAGTTATGTTTCATGTGAAACATTATGTATATCTTATATTAAAAGTAATCATAATAAAAGTAAATATTACTTGAAATACTAATACTATAGGTATATATTGAATTTATATTAATTGATCGAGGAAACTATTATGAAACACGAAAGAATAATAAAAGGATTATACAATGTCACTAGTCCTAAAACACAGCAAGAACATATATTAAAATACTTGCTAAAAAACAAATCAATCACTTCTTGGAAAGCTATACAAAAATTCAGAATTACAAGATTGTCTGCAATAATTTTTAAGCTAAAATATCATTTTGATATAGAGTGCAAAGATACCAAAGCTGGTAAAATACATTTTACAACATACACTTTACATTATGACAAGTAAGCAACAAGAAAAATGGAAAACCATAGCTAATGCCGAGATTGTTAAAAAAAAGAATCTCGGTTATCGAAGTATTACCAGTATCATAAATGCTAGACCTAATCGTAGCCTAGAGAAGTGGCGACAAGAACTGGGTGAAGATGTTGCTGACTTTGAATCAAACAGATGTGCAAAAAGAGGTTTGAAAGTACACTCAATGATACAAGAATATTTTACAACAGAGTTTAAACATCTTTACAATGCAAAAGAAAAAATGATTCCATCATCACATAGATGTGACAGTGTTTTAGCAAATGGACTATTCATCAATATGCTGGGTTATTTAGAAATGATTAACAATATCGTTTTTATAGAAACCGAGCTTTATTCAGACAAATATAAAATTCATGGTCGAGTAGACTGTATTGCTAAAGTTTATTCAGACAAATATAGGATTAAAGGATATGACTTTGAAGAGGGTTATTTAGCAGTAATAGATTTCAAGACTTCTAATACACCCAAACAGAGCATAAAAGATAATTATGGTGTTCAATTATGTGCTTATGCAGTTATGTATAATGAGATGTTTAACGAGAACATAAAAGATATCGTGTTAATAAATGCTGATGAAACTGGTGGCTCACAGATGATAAGGAGAGAGGTTAAAAAGTTTATGCCGACATTTGAGGAATGGGTCAATGAAAAAAAATAATATTAATCCAGCTCATTACAGGCAAGGGAAGATTGAGGTGAGTGATTTTATTATAGATCAAAATATGGGTTTTTTAGAGGGTAATATAATTAAATATGTTTGCAGATATAAGCATAAAAATGGTACTGAGGATTTAAAAAAAGCTGAGTGGTATTTAAAAAAACTAATTAATGAAAGGAATAAAATAGAATGAATCCTACAAAAATGCTTTTTCCTGTAGTGACAAAAAAAAGCGAGGAAACGACCCTGTATAGACATTATGACATTGATAATAATTTGTTATATGTTGGTATAAGCCTATCTTGGAAAAAAAGATTGAAACAACATAAAGTATCATCTTGGTATAAAAAAATAAGCAATGTTACTTTAGAGCATTATGAAAGTAGAGAAAAAGCTATGTATTATGAAAGAGAGGCTATAAAAAAAGAAAAACCTTTATACAATATACAAAACAACAACACCCTAAAGGAAGTAAACAAAGCTAGTAAAGAAATTTTAGATAAATCTCAGCATAGATTTATAGGTAATTTTGTTAATTTTAAACTCAGCTATAGTTTGAATGATCTGAAAGAAATGTCAGGTTTGAGCATGAAACAGATAGAACTATATACTAAAAAAAATATTTTATCTTATTATGAAGTGACTTACAGAGATGGTTGCAAACCTAAAAAAAGATTTACAGGTTGGGATATTATTAACTTATTGGAATATTTAACTAAAAAAGACAAAATAATACTATAAATATGTATAAAAATAGTATA